CTAAGGGAGATGAACTTAATCTCCTCTGCGGCTTTCGCCGCGCCCGTCACCCGTTTACACGGGTGACGTCCACTTCAGTTTGGTGTTGACAACTGTCGCCTGTCCTGATAGTTCAAGGTGCTTCTCATCGAGCACCCTGATCTCATTAGAGACCAGAGGCTGTTTAATCAGCGCCTTTCTGAGGGCCGCATAACCGTCGATTGAATTGACGGGCACGCGTGGCTCAGCAACATAGGCCATAACCAATGGCCTCTGCTGATCGCCATGCATCTTATGGACAGTATAACGTCCATCATGATGCCACCGGCCGAGGGCTGGACTACCCTTTTTAACATAAGGATAGTACTTGAGCACGCGCTTAGCGCGTGCATCTAACCATGCCACTGTCGAATCCCAACCGCCTACTTCAAAAAGTAGGTTTCGGAAAGCAACAAAGGAGGCTACAGCCGAACCATCACGGTGTGATTCAATCGGATCGTGCTTAAGACGAACTACATTGACAGGGAAACCGTCATAATAGTCGCCGCCACATGACTCTCTGAACTTTCCAGTCCAGAAGGACTTGTTCCGATTCACTACAGCCCCAAAGGCTTCAAGTGTCTGAATCACACTCTTCACATATTCCACGGGGACAAGAATATCGTCCCCATAGATACGCACTGACCCATACAAGGATTGAACATCTTGCTGGGTTAATGGGCGATTGAGGGCCTTCTCTATACCGAGAAAAACGAGGGTGCAAAACACCATCGACTCGATAGGGAAAGTTAGCCCTGAACCCATAGACGCGTACTTGGCCAAGCGGATTACACCCGTACCAGGTACATCAGCTGTCCGACTTCGAACAACCTGCACTGCCTCCCCCAAATGGGGGTGGTTAGCAAACAGTTCAAGAACAAGCTGGTTAGAAACACGATCTGAGGCTTCCTTTAAATCAAGGGTAGCCAGCCGCCCATCACGGGAGGCACTTCTGGCCAAGAGGCGGTTATGCTCTTGACTGTCGAAGCAGATCAGGTTCCGCGCATTCTCATCGCGACGGAATTCCTCTCGCATCAT